TTTTTACTTTTTCTTTTACAAGAACACCAATATCTGCTGCATAACCTAGACCGTCAAATTTCGTTTGATGATTAGATTTCTGCTTGTATCCGTCTACTTTTGTTACTTTTATACCTTTTACAGTTCTTCCTTGTTGATACAATTTATTCTGTTCATCTGCTGTTCTTACCCCATCAGTTACTTTAAAGTCCCAAGGGCTTATTAAAATTAACTCTTTTAAAAAATTTACCAGATTTGGATGTACTCCTTTTAATTTATCCAAGCTGGTTTGTGATAAAGCATACATACTTATCAACTCCTTTATAAAAAATTATTAAACCGACCTCGTAATTTGCCATTTAAAGCCATCAAAAAAAGGTAGCTATATAAAACTACCTCTAATTCTTAAATTAGCCTTTAGCAAGTTTAGAATGTATTTCTTTTCTCTTGCTCTCAAATTCAGCTTTTGTAACTTCTTTTGGATTTACTTTTGTCTTAAAAAAGTGTTCAGTATCATAAACACTTTGGATAAAAGTACTTCCAAAAAACATCAATTGAATAAAGCCCATTAAATCCATTTCTTTTCCATAATCATCTTCAAAATACCAAGTTTTTTTTATTTCTTTCCCCATAAAAGTTTTTACTAAAAATAATAATAAAGCTGTCATAGCTATCCAAATAATATCTTTATCACGGCACCTTTGTCTATGTTCTTTTCCGTCAACTTTATAATCAAAACCATATGCTAATGATTTAGCCTTAAAATCATCAATGAGTGTTATATAATCCTGATATTCTCTTTCGTTATCTAAATCCCATTGACATTTTTCTTTGTTCCAACTTAAATATTTTGGGTTTCCAGCTGGTTTTGGAACTTTTATTATTTTCTTATCTTTTATAATTTCTCCATCTTCTAAAGTTATTTCAATGTTTGCCCTTAATTTCTCTTCTCTTGTCATTTCCCTTAATATATCATCTTTAAAGATTGGGTATTGATAAGTTATGTCAGTTACAATCATATCGCTTGTATATCCTTGAAAATATGAAATAGGGTTCTTTTCAACATCTTCTAATTTTTCTGCATAAACAGAAAAGACCAATTTTTCTTTTTTGTAAAAATTAATTGTTTTCATATTAATTTCTCCTTTCAAATTTTTAATACTATTTTTATTATATTCCATTTTAAGTGGACTATTATATTCTGTATAGATTTTTAAATTTATTCAGATTTTTATATAAAAAACTGATTTAGATTAATTTTTTTTATACCCAATTATGAGAATATCTAAATAATTCCACCCAGTCAAAATCGTACCAGGCCATCTTTTAATCACAGCTTTATTTTCCTCTATAGTTGCTGTAAAGAAAAACTGATTCTCAGTATCTTCTGAACTTGTCAAAATAACTGGATTAGATATTTCAAATGGCAATTCGTAAATATATTTGTTGTTCGAATACATTGCCTTTTTTCTAAGAGAAATTAATACTTTTTTATTAGAAAATTCTAAGATATTCCATTCGTTTAAAGAGTATAAAGTAATTAGATTTTCTAATCTCTCAAGAAGTGAGTTATTATCCAATGGAATAAAATTAGCAACATTTGCAGAAATATCTTGGTTTTGTTTTAAACACTTATACATCTTTCTGGTATTTCTATCATAGTAGATATAATTAGGATTTTTAATTATATCATCTTGTATATCTCCACCATAGCCAATACATCCTGCTAATCTCGCTAACATCATACCTTCTAATGCTTTTCCTTCCTCAGTGCCAAATTGTACTATACCAGTTTTTTCTCTTGTTGCTCCTTCTTGAATTTTTGCTACTTTATTACTTAAATCCTCTGTTTCTTTATCTATCAACTCTGCATTATGATTGAATTGTTCTACATTATAATATTCATTCCCAGAAGGTTTTATTAATCTTAAATGTTTTGTAAAATCTGACATTTTCTATCTCCTTTCATCATAAATCTCCTTATGTGTTTTTGTCTTTAGTTCATCATTTTTGAAATTATTTACTTCTATATGTTTATGATATTTTCCAATCACGGCACTATCTTCATAAAGTCTTGTGTCATAGACTTGTTTATGGGTTTTAGTTTTTAAAGAATTATGCAATAAATATGCAACTTGATTGTGCGTGTTATATCTAAATTCAATACTAAAATTCAAATGTGCAGGTTTACTTATATAAATAAAATTCTTAAAATTATCTAAGTTTGGTGGTATTCCTACAATAGAAGTAAATTTAATTATGAAAGAATAGTTTCCATAATCTTCAACAACTTCAATCTCTCCATTTGTGAATATTTTGGCTTGTTCCTTTAAAACTTGTGGAGTAAAGATATTTTTTGATAGTAAAGTATAGATAATTCTGTCTTTTCTATCTTGTAAGCTCCATCCATTTTTATAATCTAATTCCATAAATCTTTCATAATTTGCTACTTGCTGCTCATTAAAAAAAGCTATAAATAATAGCTCCTTGTATTTTTGTATATCATTTTTAACATACTCACACATCAAATCTAATGTTCTAATTAAATCTTTTTGTAAACTGTTTCTAGCTATTTTAGATACTTTTTTTATTAATCTATCACTCATTTATAACCACTGTCCCAACTATCAATATTTCATCTTCTGCTATTTCTAGGTTAGAATTAGAATTATTTACTTTTACAAAGTTATCGTTAATCCCATTTATTTCTAATATAGCTTTTTCTAAACGATTAATAGATAATATAGATTTATTAGCTTTTTCAAATGTAGCACTTCCAGTCTTTATTACAGCTTTTAAAAGAGATTCAATTTTTTCTTTTACATCAGATAAAGTATATCCTGCTTTCAATATAACTTGTATATTTATATTTATATTTTTAGCAGTAAAACTATCAACAGTTACATCGGCTCCAACTGGTCTACCATCATCTCTCTGTATTCTTTCCCTAACTTTTTGAATTAGCGATGAATCAGCTATATCGTTATTATAGTTGGCAACTAATACCTTTACAGTTCCATTACCATTCCAAAGAGGCTTTACTAATACCTTTCCAACTCCGTCAACCTGTTTAGCCCATTGTTCATAATCATAAATATTTCCACTATGAGCAGGTCTTGTAGCTTTTTCCTTAGCCCTTGCAACCAATATAGAATTAGGTTCTTTATCATATCCATTTATAATCTCTTTTTCATTTATAACACTGTAAATATTACTATTTTGAATTTCAAAAGTTGTGATTTCTCCTATTGCAGCATTACCTATTTTTCCTTCGGAAAGGCATTCTATTTCTATTTCTGCAATTCCAGTTGGACTTAAATATTCTTTTCTTAAAGACTTATATTTTATCCCATCTCTGTTTAAAAATATTGTATTTTCTTCTATAATAGAGTTTGCTTTTCCAGTTACTTTTAAAATCCCTTTTGCCTTAGTTCCTAATCTTCTTTTTACTCCAAACATTAACGCATGTTTGTCAACATATTCATCTTCTGTTGCAGTATCAATAAAGGTTTGCTTTTCCCAAAACTCTAATTCTTTATAAACTTCTTCTGCTGTAATTCCAAAAGTTGCAGCAATATCAAAATTGAAAGTACCTTCCATTTTTGAAAGTGGATTCTTAAGATTATCCAGAAAATTATTTCTTAATTCTATTCTATCTTTCACTTTACACCTCCATTTCTAGTTCTCCATACACCGTTTTAACATTAAAGGTTATCTGTGGAACATATTCATCTTCATTAGAAATATCAAAGTTGTAGCATTCTAAAATATATGGATTTACCAATAAAGTATCTCTTATTTGATTAATCATTAATGCATCTTTTACAGATTTCTGATAGATAGAACCAATATTAGTTTCTAATTCACTTCCATAATTATCACTATGTACATCAGCATATCTAAATCTTTCAGTTTTCAATGCTTTAAATATCCATACTTTTAAGGCTTCGTTTTTCTCTAAAACTTTAATATCGTTATTTTCATCTTTTAGATATTCTCCAGTTTTAAAGTCTATTGCGTATTCCTTAAAAACAGGCATTTCTTCAACTTCTGTTTCTACTTTTTTAAGAAAAATATTAAAATCTTTTTCCACATCACACCCCCTTAATTGCTAAACTTGGCATTTTTACTATTTTACTGACTACCACATAATGCGCGCCTAACACCAATACCAGCACCTCATCGCCAACTTTTAAAGTATCCTCAAACCATATATCTTTGTGGCTTTTATATGTTCCCGAACCTTTAACTGTGGAATGTCCGTGAGTATGTGGAGCTGGTCCGTTAGCAGTAGCTGTTTCTGTAGTCGCGTCAATAGTTATTTCATCAATTACTCCCTCTATCTTATAAAGTCTGTGATAATTCGGTAGTAAAAAATTAGAGCAGTAGATCTGCTCTGAAGGTATTTCCACATTATCAAATTTTATTTTTAATTCTGGTGGCGGACTGGTAACACTTGCTCTTATAAAATTATTTGCCTGTTGTTGTACTCCGTTGTCAATCATATCGTTAAGTATTTCAAACATGTTCATTATTTACCACCTGCTTTTTTCTTGCTTTTACTGCTTTTCTTATCCT